GTGGATATAGATTATGATCCTCTATATGATCCTATGTTGGATCTAAATGAGGTTCATGATTCTATATACTCCGTGTGTTATGTGGATTACTTGCCTGGAGACAGGCTTGTAGGCTACATTCACGTTACGGAAAACCCAGGATTGAAAGAACGGTACTTTGCCGCTCCCAATCTTGTGTTTCAGAGAGCTTTGGACCCACTAAAGTGGGCCTTAGCTGATGTTTGTAAGAAATTGCCATGGGACTGTACCCATGATCAGCGTAAAGCTGATAAAGCAATCTCTCAACATCTGACCAACAGTTTCACAGTGTTTTCCTTTGACTTAACTTCTGCTACAGACCACTTTCCGTGGCACTGGCAGAAGCATGTTCTGTTTGGGTTGATAAAACCCAAATATCAGAGCATTCAGTCTAGGGATTTCTTCTGTGAAATCACTGAGAAAGGACACTGGGCCATGGAGACTGGCAGTCAAGTGATTGCCAATATCCAATGGTCCAAGGGGCAACCCTTAGGCCTTGGTCCCAGTTTCTTTCTCTTTGCCATTTCTCACGGTCTTCTCCTCTATATCCTTAATGATATGAGATGGGACAAGAAGTTCTTTGTCCTAGGTGACGATGTTGTCATCTTGGATGAAACTCTTGCCCAGAGATACAAGGAAGTTCTTGATAAATGGGAAATTCCCATCTCTACCAAGAAATCCTTTGCCTCCAGAAAGGTGGCCCAGTTTGCTGGGAAAACCTTCTTGAAGAATCTTTCTTTCTGGATTCCTAAATGGAATCCTTTTACGAAAGATAACCTTCTTGATATGGAGGCCTGGTGGTATCCCGGTCTCACTAAGGGTATGAAAGACTATCCTTTGATTCAGAAGGTGCTTGCACTTCCTGAACCTTACGGAATCGGGAGGAATCCCGAAGGTCTTTCTATTGAGGAGAGACTACCATTCGAGCTTATGCAAGCGATTGTCTCTAGGGACATGGAGAGAGAGTTGAGGGCTCGCCCCAGCTCTACCACCATAGATCGTCATAAGCTAATTATAGCTTGTCGCGATCTTGATGAGGATCTTCTCTACGATCTGGTTTCCAGATTGTATGAGAATCCGGACATCAGTCCCAATGTCGACCCGACCAGGGTCGCCATTATATGGGATCAGCACCTTGCAGAATTGCTTGATGGCACTGAAACCCCGGGTTACCCATCTCAAAGGTTGAGGTGGTCTGACCCGTGCAGCCTTGGACGCCTTCAGTCATGGAGGCGGCTCTTCACGGCTTAGCCATGAGGAATTTCGCCCTAAAGGCAAC